GTATCCTGTAGATGCAACAGCTGTAGAGAAGTTAGGATATGGAGCAAGAACATTTGGAGAAGCTTTTATACCAAACATAACATCATATGCAGGACTGCTCACACCAGAGGCAGTCGCTGATTACATGCCTAGTTACCGTTGGAGGCAGCTTTCTCATGCAACTGAGGGAGAAAACCCACTCGGTATTTCAAATAAAGAACCTAAAACTTCACGTACATTAAGGGGTCTTTTACAGACGAGTGGTATATCTGTTCAAACTCCTGTTAATACAAACTTTAAGGATGACGGTTCTAAATAGCAGTACTCTGATATTATTATTAAAAGAAATATATGGACTTCCCACAGATGCCACAACCTGGACAGCAACCTGCACCAGCAGGAATGCCTGTTTCTGATGAACAGAAGCAAGAACTATTGGGTATGATTCAGAAGATCAAAGATAAACTTGCACCATTGAGTGCGGTTAGATTTGCTTCTAATAATAAGACTGAACAGTTTAGAAAAGACATGCTAAAGCAGGTTTTTGAAAAGCTTCAGTTGGCAGGAGTCGATCTTTCTAATAAAGATTCTGTTGCTGAATTTATAGCTAGTCTAAAGGAAAGCAACCCTGAATTAGCGCAAATGTTTGAAGAATCCATGGATGCTCTTTTAGGGAGTGGAGAAGTTAATTCATTCGGTGAGCCCCAAGATCCGAATGCTATGTTAGATATTCCAGGGGCTAATATGAATAATACTAATCAAAATGAAATTTTACCCCAAAACGTATGAGGACATTTGTAGTCTAGAGGGTTGGGAAAAAAGAAAACAGACTCTATCCTGCAAAGGAGATTCTCTTGTTAAGTATGTAGCCAAGTTTAGGAAGTTCTATAGAGAGGCGCATCTTTCAATTTTTGAAACAATAGTCAAGCAAATTTGGCTTGAACAACAGCTTTCTGTATCTAATTTTAGAAGAACAAAACGAGTAGGAAATAACTCGGTTTCTGATAATACATACGGAAAATTTACTAAGATAGAAGTGGGAATAAGCCATCGTCCTGTGACGATTAGCTTTATATTCACACCAATAGCGACTTATTTAAAGGATTTTTTCCCGAAGTTTCTATTTGACGATCCTTTTGAAAAACCGAATAGGTATAAGTATCCATACAAGCACGTAACGCTTGATTTTTTGGTGTTTGTTTATCAGATGGATAATAGGCTTGAAATGCTTGCAGAAGCTGAAAAGAGAGGAATGAGCTATGCTGAATTCATAAATTGGGCAACAAACTGGGCGCTCTGCTATAACGATGAGAATAGAAGAAAAAAGTATCAGTTGATTGGGGGTCATTTCAATTGGCCATATATTAGAAATAATGATCTCAAGAAGTTTTGGGAAAATGATAAATTTAATTTTGATGTACGGTAATGGAAGAAAAACCAAAAATTAGGCTAAGACCGGTTGTTTACACCACTAATCATGTTAAGAAGGGTGCTCCAAATGATACTCAACAAATGTTCCTGTTGAAGGCTCTTCAAGTAACCCAAGACCCTAAAAAGTTGAAAGAAATGATAGGGGTGAAGACAGTGGCTGAAGTGTATAGAACATTGGATAAGATGGCTATGAGAAAGGAATATCATGAGGCTTTGGCCAAGAATGGTATTTCATTTGATTTTATAGTAGGTGGATTGAAAGATATAGCAATATCTGGATTTAAAGATGCAGATAAGCTGAAGGCTTACCAAACGCTTTTAAAGTCAGTTGGTATGGATACATATAAAGAAAACTCAAGCGGGGCAACTGGTACGTGGGAAGAAGTTCTTTTGGAGAAAATAAACGAACAAAAGGCAATAGGATCAGATATGAAAGAGGTTACTGATGCTATTGTTCCTACTTACGACGTTATTCATCCAGAAATACCTGAATCAGCTCGTCTGTTGCAAGAGGATGAAGATGAGATAACTGGCAGTATTTACGAATCTGATAAGAAATAAGATGGATGAGAAACCACCAATTGACAAGCTTCTTGATCCAAAGTTCTATTTGGAAAGTTTTACAAAACTAAAAGGTAAAACACCGGGTCTTGTGCCATTTATCTTAAATGAGGCTCAAAAGGACCTCTTTAATGCACTTAATAATAACTCTCGTGTCATTATCCTTAAAGCCCGACAAATGGGCTTTTCAACAGCAGTAACGGGGTATCTTTACCATAAAACTATTACTACACCAGGAACAAACACAGCTCTAATTGGATACAACTCTGACCTTACTGCTGAACTTCTAGATAAAGTTAAAACGTTCTATAGAACCACACCAGAGTCTATCAGACCTCAGATTGCCTATAACAGTAAATACGAGATTAGTTTCCCAGCTATTGACTCAAAGATTCTAGTGCTTCCTTCTAGTGAAAACGTAGGTCGTGGATATACACTCCATAATGTACTTTGTACTGAGCTTGCTTTCTGGGATAAAGCGGAAGAGAAGATGCTTGCTATTGAAAACGCTGTTCCACAGGATGGAAAGATCATCATTGAGAGTACACCAAACGCCATGGGTAATCTCTATCATCGTATGTGGATGGCAGATAACGATTACTGTAAAAAGAAATACGGATGGTGGTGGGGATACACTGAAGAACAAATTGAGGTTCTAAGACGTCGTATTAATGATCCAATGCGTTTTGCTCAGGAGTACAGTCTTGAGTTTCTTTCAGCTGGACGTCCTGTTTTCCCAGGGCAGCTTATTAAAAAGCTTAGAAGAGGCATTTATAAGGTTGGACAAGAAGTAGAGGATGATGATGGTATTAAGAGTATTGTGACAAAGAATGAGGACGACCTAGTCATGTATTACCCTCCAAGACCAGGAAGAACCTATATTATTGGTGCTGACGTTGCTGAAGGAGTCACAGGAGGAGACTATTCTGTTTTCACTGTGTTTGATAGGCAAACTGGTCATGAGGTGGCTTTTTGGAGAGGTTATATGGCTCCAGATAGGTTTGGAAATTACTTGGATAAGATAGGCAGAATGTATAATAACGCCCTCATGGTGGTAGAGATAAATAACCACGGATTGACTACGGTGACTGCTTTGAAAAATAAGATGTATCCTCAACTTTATTTTAGACCAGTTGTAAAAATGGACACTATTTCTATGAAGTTTAGCGATAGATTAGGGTGGAAAACAACAAAAGTCACTCGTCCTTTGATGATTGATGATTTGAGAGAGGCATTATCTGACGGAAGTCTAAAAATACACACCGAAAAGACACTAGATGAGATGCTTACATTCGTTTTTAACGATCACGGAGATATGGTTTCACAAAGTTCATTCAATGATGACTGTATTTTTGCTACAGCTATTGGTTTTCAAGGCTTTAAAGTAATGTATTCTGGAACTTTGGGACAAATTGATTACGAAAGTCATATGCCAGAGTCTTCGTCTTATTAAAAATTAGCACTTTGATATAGTTTTTATATAAATTATGCCTACATCTTACGGAAAAATCTATTCGCCAAGTGAATTTGGCAGAAAAGAACTAGAATTACAGCGTTTATTCAATCTACAGAGAGATGATGCTCGTAATTACTTCTTAAGCGTGATCAAGCCTAGGCTAGATCGTTCTTATAAACTATATATTGCCTATGGAGGAGATCGTCAAAGAGAGATTAAAAAATGGCAATCAAACGTACAGATTCCTTATATCCAATCTGCTGTAGAGACAATGGTTCCTCGTATTGTTGATGCGAGACCTGAATTTACAGTTTTAGGAAGAAATGCAGATGATCAAGTAAAAGCTGCCAAGCAGCAAGAATTGATGGCATACTTCTGGGAAGTAGCTGGTATGGATGCCACAACTGAAGATTTTGTTAGAGCTTGTCTTATTTATGGAACAGGCTATTTGCAGGTTTCTTGGAAGAAAGACGTTAGAAAACTGAAATTCCTCAAATCAAAGGATGTTTCTAGCAAAAAGTATGACTGGAAGACAGAAGAAAGAACTTTCTTCGATGGACCTATGTGTGAGTGGGTAGACAACTACAACCTCTGGTATGACTGGCATAATACGTCTAGAAAAAACAAACAATACTGGTTTAAGAGATTGGTACTGACAAGAGATGAAATAGAGCGAAGATACCCAATGGCTGATAAGAAAAGGCTTGAATTAGCCTTCAAATCACCAGGTGGGGATCTTACTGATTATGCCGCCGTAAGACAGCAGGTTCGTACTACAAATATCTATACAACAAAGGCATCAATGGCAGAAATTGGATCAGCCGGTGGGAATAGTTACGGTACTGATAAGTATTACAATCTTCAGGATGACATGCTTAAAATGTATGAGGTGTACGAATGGTGGAGACCGTTTGCAGATTCATACGCTGTTATTGTTGGAGGAAGCAATGTTCCTATCTTTAAAGATGGAGATATGCCAATACCTATGGATTTTAAAGAATCTCCATTTATTGATGCTTCTTACCTTAAGATTCCAGGAGAACATGAAGGATATGGATTACCTCTTATTTTGGAGAGTCCCCAGGTTATGCTCAATCTGGTAAAGAACCAGCGTCTTGATACAGCCACTCTTTCTATTCATAAAATGTGGGTTGTAAACCCATTGGCTAATATCAACAAAGATGAGCTTGTTACCCGACCTTTCGGTATTATTTACTCTATCGATCCAAATGGTGTTAGAGAGATTGAATTTAGTGATATCAAGCCTTCTGCATATAAAGAAGAAGAGCTTTTGAAGAACGATATGCAGTATGCCTCTGGTGTAGATGACTTCTCTATGGGAGTAGGTGGAGGTTCTAGTAGCGCTACTGAGGTTCGTCATTTGCGTGAATCTACTCTTGAGCGTGTTCGTATGTTTGTAAATCATCTTGGAGATGCATATGCAGATGTTCTTAGATACTGGATGGATATGACTCGCCAGCTGTTTACAGAGAGCATGACTATCCGAATTATCGGTGAAGCAGGAAAGCCTGAATTTCCATTGATTGAAAAGGATGATTTCCAAGGATTCTATGATTATAGAGCCACTGTTTTGCCTTCTATTGCTGGACAGGATGAAGTCAAAAAGAAGCAGGATATGGATATTTATCAACTACTTATCAACCTTCCATTTATCGATGCTCAGAAGCTTACTAGCAAGGTTATTCAGACTTGGGGTTGGTCTCTCGATGGTATTGCAAAGCCAGAAGAATCTCAGCCACAAGTAGGGCCAGATGGACAGCCATTACCTCAACAGGGTGCTCCAGCAGGTGCACCGGTGCCAACAGCTTTGCCTCCAATGGGAGCTCAGCCACCAGCTGGAATGCCACCAGCAGGTATGCCACCTATGCCACCAGCTCAAGACGGTGGAGGAGGACCTGGATATCACAAGCTTATCCCTAAATCTAATCTTAGGAGTGTTGTTAGTCATTTGAGAAAGACAGGTGAATCGTACGGTGGTTCAAGTAGCTTTTCTCAGTTTCAAAATCCAGTAAACCTTCTCACAAATGAAAGTTTGCCACCAACACCAAAGGGAGTTCCTCCTATTGATAAGACACAGCGTCCTATGATTCCTAATATAGCTGGACATAATCGTCAGCCAGGGGCATCAGTAAACACTGGATTGCCATCTCAGACAAAAAATACGAGTGTTCAATCTAATATTCTCAATAGAGCCTTTTCTCCTCAAACTCAAAAATAGTACTATGTTATTTTCTATATAACATGTAATTCAAACGATTTTTCTATGGAACTACCACAAATGCCAGCAGGAATGCCAGATATGGGCGGAGGCGGAATGCCACCAGCTGGTATGCCACCTATGCCCCCAGCTCCTATGCCACCAGCACCTGAGGCTCCTATGCCCCCAGAAGGTGGAGCTATGCCTAACTTTCTAGGAGGGGACGAAGAAAACGCATCTGAAGATGCTACAGAAACCCCAGTTGATGAAGCACAGGAATCTACTGTTAGTAGCACAGATACAAAGGGGAATGCTATGAAAAAAGAACTGCTTCAGAAAATGATGTCAAACCTTTTAAATAAGCCAGGAAGAAGCGTCAACGAGATGATCAATGGCGTAAAATCAGTTATTGGTGCCTATAAGAACTTTGCTAAAGAAATAGATCAGCTTAATGGTATTGATCCTTCAGTTTCTTCAGATAATGCCAATGCAGAAACATCTGCTCTTAGCTCAGGATCAGGTGATGAAATCCAGAAAATGCTTAGAAGTATCCAGAGCAAGAAATCTCCTCAAGAATCTGTTCCAACAGTAGATGGTGGAGGTGGACCTGGATTCCCAATGGTTTCACAGCCTCCAGTTCAACAGATGCCTCAGCAACCTCAATATAACACTCCACCGCCATATAATAGCCTTGGAATGTTCGGTTACTAAGTAATATTAAATAAACTATATGAATAAGAAAAAACAGTCAGAAGCACCAGTAGCACCAGAACAAACAGTATCTAATGTCCGTTCATACTTTACAAAAGAAATAAGCGAGCGAATACAGGCGATGAGTTTGAAAGAAATGGAGGCTATTCTCAAAGACATGCCTACCACGACTTACTGGATTGCATTGTTAAAATATTCAACTGTTCGTAGTCCATTGTTGGATTCTGTCCTTCGTACTACTGATCCAGTGAAAGATCCAAGTAAAATCTCTTGGCATCAAGGAGCTCTAGCAGGTTTGTGTGATTTAGAGACATACATAATTGATCTCAATCAGCCTGAACCATCTCCAGAAGAAGTTGATAATACAGCCGATAACCACCCAGAAGGAATTATAGGGTAAACATTTTATGCAATATTCAGGACCTACAACTACAGCAGATTCTACTAGCGAAGAGCGTATGAAGGTAGACGCTGGATGTTGTCAGCATGGAAAGAAAAAATGCCTTAAATGCGCTATAAGTTCAAGCCCAAAGAAGGTCGGAAAGAAAAAAGAATCTGACAAAAAGTTAAAGAATTTCTTGAGTAAAAGTAAAAAATGGTAACACTAATCATATGCAAGGTAAGAAAAATAGTTCAGAAAAAAAGAAGATCCTAAAGTCGATGGTAAAAGGAAAGTCTTCTCATGTCCCTGTAAAAATGCACGGAAACCTCGTAAAAAAAGTTATTGAAGCTTCTCATATAGGAGATGGCGGAGGACAAAATATGGGGAAAAGTGTTATTTGTTAATAAAAAAATTGGGACTGTGTTATAGATATTAACAAGTACTTAGTTAAAGTTAATTTATGGATTCATCAAAAACCACATCAGGAGTGATGGACGCTCTGAAAGGTAGAAAAGGTTTCGCCTCGAAGAAAGGTGTATCTCTACTGGCGATAGTCCAGAAACTGACAAAAAGACGAAAGGAAAGAAACGCCAAGAAAGAATGTTAGTGGCGTAAGCACATTACACAAGTTAATTAAATATGAATAATACTATGGAAAATCCTAATACAGGGTCCGGTCTACCGGGTAGCCCACAACCCATTCCTACTCCAAACCTAGATCAGGGTGCACCAGCGGGGCAGATGGGACAGGCAGGAGGTGCAAATGACGATGCAGCGGCTACTGCATATAAAGAACTGGAAACTAGACTCGGGACACAAGGTCAAGAGCTTGGTGAGTACAGAGAATTCTTTCAAAACATAGCCCCTATCCTCGATAAGCTTGACCAAGCCCCTGAGCTGGTGCAGGCCATTCTCGACGGAAAGGTAGACAAAGAGATTGCTCAGGCAGTGATGGAGGGTAGAGTTGATGTTCGTGATGCAGCAGTTGTTGCTAAGGCGAACGAAGACGTTAAGGCAAAGTTAGGTGAAGAAAAATATAACCTAGCGACACCTGAATCGATTTCAAAGTTAGTAGAGGCAGAAGTATCTAAAGTCCGCAAGGAATTTGAAGAAAAAGCCGATCTACAATCTTTTCAAGACTACACAGCAAAATTCATTGAAACAACTCCCGACTTTCAGGAGTACGCAGAGAAAATCGACAAATGGCTTGATACTCATGATGTAAACGACATTAAAGTTGCTTACTACGCAGTAAAAGGTGAAATGTCAGAATCTCAAGCGCAGAAAGCGGCAGATCAGGAAGCAGCTGAAAGGGCAAAAGATATGATGGCAAACGCCGGTGGCGGTGGTCAACAGTCTCAGTTCGCAGCAGACGGAACTCCTCTCGTCGATAAGTTCATCGCTGGACGTCCGAATCCAAATTCGTTCTTCCCGGGAGCTTAGATAGTAGATTAATTTAATTTTCAAGACATATGCCCCAATATCCATACTATACAGAACCTACCCATAACCAGGGTACTGTATCTTCAGTTGCTGGAAACGGAGCACGTACATCAGCTACTTCTTCAGCAGAAGGACGCTTAGTCATTGATGCTGTCGATAAGATTTTTCTTCTCGAACCAAATAAGCATCCACTCGTAACTCTTCTTACTAACGTAGGAAAGGTATGGGACGGTAAAGCTTGGACTGGTTCTAGCATCAGTAAGGACGTGACCGGAAACCCAGAGTTTAAGTGGTTTGAAGACGTTTATGGTGGACGTTATGCTCGTACAAGTGAGGCCGAAACAGCTGGTTCAACAGCTATCGACGTTACTGGAGCAGGTTCATCATCAGGTTACATTTTCACAATAGGTGACGTTGTTCGCAACTCACGAACTGGTGAAAACTTCCTAGTTACAGCCATTGCCTCAGCTACTCAGATTACAGTTACACGTGCCTTTGGTTCTACTGCAGCCGCAGCTATGAATGCCGGTGACGGTCTCTTCATTGTAGGTAACGTAAACGAGGAAAACTCAGGTGCACGAAATGTTAACGCAACTCGTTCTACACCTCAGACCAACTACACACAGATCTTTAAGACTTCGATTGCAGTTTCTGGAACAGAAGAAGCTTCTACACTTTACGGTGGAAAAGACCTTCCATACCAGCGAGCTAAGAAAGGAACTGAACATGCTTTGGACATCGAACGAGCATTTTGGTTCGGACAGCAGAAATACGATGTTACTGGTACACAGGGACATCCACGTCGCTCAACAGGTGGTATCGATGAGTTCATTACAGGTGGTAATTCATACGTTCAGAACCAGGGTGGTCCTTTGACAGCCCCTGACATGAATACCTTCCTTCGTGAAGCCTTCACTTACGGAAATAGCACTAAGATGTTGTTTGCTGGTGGAATTGTACTTCAGGCTATTAACGAAATTGCCCGTGGTCAAATCCAGACAAAGACAGGAGACACTACATATGGTGTTCGTATCTCAGAGTGGCAGACTCCATTTGGAACTGTAAACATCGTTCATAACCCATTGTTTGTCGAAGAATTTGCAGGTAGCGCCTATCTTCTTGATATGGAGTGCTTCAAATATCGATATCTAGCAGGTCGTGATACAAAGCTTGAGACTAACATCCAGGCTAACGACGTTGACGGTGAAGTAGACCAGTATATCTCAGAAGTAGGTCTTCAGAGAATGCAGGCTCCTCGTCACGCTCTTCTAAAGGGAGTAACAGCGTAATCTCGCTAGAGGATCTTAGTTAGGATCTTCTAGTCCTTCTCGGAGGTGGGACGATAAATCACCTCCGAGCCCGTTAGGGCCCCGACTACTGGAGCACGGGTCATTGCCCCTTTAATTTAAACTAACGACAAATATCATGCCCTCACAAGATTCATTGCAGGTGCGAGGCCTTCTAGCCTTAGGTGATGTCCGCCAAACTGGTACAGACGAACCTATTGCTATCCGTCTTCGTAAGGTAGGATCAGAGACCGCTACTTCTGTTACTGTAGTTTCAGCAACAAGTTTGGCTCTCGTAGGTTCTACAACTACAGACACATACCTTTTTGCTACTTACACAACTATCGGTTCATTGGTTGACAAAATCAATGCTGACGGTCGTTGGGAAGCAAAAGCAGTCGATACACTTCGCTCACTCGCTTCAGTTAACAACCTTCTTGCAGCTGCTCCAGTTACTGCTGGTACAGACGAAAACGGTGTTGTTATCTGGGATGTTAAGACAGATACTTCAGCTTCACTTCAGATCTCAGTTGGTTTGACTCCTCGCCGTAACTTTGATGCTCCTAAGGGACATCGTGTGCACGTACAGCAGGTAGTTTACTCAGTAAACATGGGAACTGCAGCAGTTGATAGTTTTCAAATCTGGCGTCGTCGTGGTGCTACTGAGACTCAGGTCTTTGGTCAGCTATCAGTCGACACAACAGAAACAACCCTTAACCTGGCATCAGGAGTTGGTAAAATTTCTGGAAGAGACGAAGATGAGTTCGTTGTTCTTGTAAAGGATGCTGCAACACTTGCAGACGCCGCAGGAAACTTCGTACGAGTTATCGGAACAATCGAGTAGTCGATTCTAGTCTTATTTTGAGGGTCTCTTATGAGGCCCTTAAAGCTAAGTCCAGAACTACTGGCAATTAATATGAATAATGTAAAAATATGAAGTTTGTATCGAAGAGTTCAAACCTTTTGATTGTTCTCAGAGCAGGACTATCAGCACAGCCTATTACAGGCACACCAGCTACACCGACAATATCTGTTCGTTTTACAGATGGTATAGCAGAAGTTAATGACGAGAATCTTATTGAAATGATGCTTAAGCATCCTGGATTTAATTCTGATTTTATTTCAGCAGCAACTCCAGAAGACGATATCTACGCATCAGCAAGACAAGCAAGCGAGCCAGTGCATGTTATGACAGAATTGAAGCATGGTACTCCAGTTAGCAGAGAAGTAAAAGGTGGTAAGACAGCACTTTCTCCAGAACTACAAAAACTTATTCAGTCACAGGCTAATGAAATAGCTAATAAGATGCTACCAGGAATGGTTGAAAGCACTATAAAGGCTATTGTAGACAAAAAAGCTAGCCAAGATGTTATAAATCCAGAAAAGGAGAATACTGTTGATATTCCAGAACCAATAGTTTCAGAAGTAACAAGAACTGAGCCTACTCCAGTATCAGAGGTAACACCTGTTGAAACTCCAAAAAGAAGGGGTCGTCCTTCATCCAAATAGCCTTTCTAAAGACATAAAGTCTGTTTAGGGACTTTGCTATTCTAGGAGTAAAGAATAATCAATAGACTTTATGTCACAGATAATTACAAGCTTTTCTTACGATCCAGTTCGTTCTGGATTCGATTCAAATCTTTGGAGAACCGTATCAGGCGCTCCAGCAGTTTTGCCAACAGGTAGACTTGTTTTCGATAACGGAACAGGGGTAACTGGATCAGCTGTTCATTACGCAGATTTTGTTAAAGGAGATGTAACCTTTAATGTGAATGTGCCTACAGTACCAGCTGGTGGTGATCTTAGACTATTTGGAGTAGCTACTCCTAATGAGACTTCATATATTAGGTTTTCTGTTGGAACAACTGGGACTTTCTTCTATGCTCAAGCCTCTAATGGAACTACATCAACATCAGTAGCTGTTACATGGGATTCTACATGGACTGCAGCAAACGTAGATTTTCGTATCATATGGGAGGCTGGAAGAGCTACTTTCCATATAAATGGGACAAAAGTAGCTACAATATCAGATGATTCTATTCCTTACGGACCGCTTAGCCTTTCTGTATCTGACAACTCTACATCTCCAATGAGTTTTGGAACTATTAATGTTAGAGGAACTCAGTCATACATACTGAACCCTAAGACCTCTGATACATCAGCAACAAACGGAGGAGCTCTTAACAGATTCGATACAGTTACAATAGTTGAAAACGTGGCTCTAACAGTCGTTTAATCTTCGATTTTTAGCACTCTGTTATAGTATTTATAGTGGTTTTTATCAATAGATTTTTAACGTAATAATATGGCGAAAAACAAGAAAGGAAGCGCCCAGACAGATGGCGTGAAAGCTCGTGGTTTTTTCCGACTTCAGATCCGTGAGGAGGACGGTAAAGTAGCCGGGGACACTGGTTGGAAAGAAAATACTGTCGTAAACCTTGGTTTCCAAGATTATCTATGTCAGACCCTAGCTGGTATGGCCGGTTCAAAGACTGTTTCATTTGCCATGCTTGGTACTGGTACAGCTCCTGGAGCTACAGCAACATCATTGGATGGTGAAATTACCGACGTAGCAGCAGCTCGTTGTGCAGTTACTCCTACCACTATCGCTTCTAAGACAGTTCAGTTTGCTTTCACACTCGCTTCAAACGTGTACACAGCAGCTAAGACTATCCAGAACGTAGGTTTGATCAATCACTCATCTACAGCTACTGCAGGTACAATATTCGCAGGAAACACTTATACAACAAGTGCTTTAGCTACTAATCAGAGCGTTAATGGCTCATATCAAATTCGTTTCTCTTAACAGTTTGGTTGGTTGACAAAAGAATAATAGAATGTATACTAGGCTTATTAATTAATAAGCCTTTTATATTATGAATAAATATAAGACATTAGATAAAGAAGAGTTAGAAAAGTTGTACATAGATGAAGGAAGTGTATCCCGTGCGTCAAAAAAGGTTGGTATGACACATAAAACCTTTGTAAAATCATTAAAATTCCATGGAATACCAGTCTTAGGTAGGCAGTCAAGATACTTAGAACTACGTGACAAAGAGTGGTTAAAAAGAAGGTATATAGATGAGAAACAGTCAGTAGGACAAATAGCATTAGAGATAGGTGCAACAGTTGGTGCTGTACATTCAGCTATAAGGTGGTTAGGTATAGAGTTGAGGAAATCTAGAGTTGGGCTGAGTATACGTTTCCCAGAGGGTAGGTTTGGAAAAGATTCACCTAAGTGGAAAGGTGGAGTAAGGCGTACATCAGCTGGGTATGTTTATATATATATGCCAGATCACTTAAACTCTACATCTGAAGGTTATATTATGGAACATCGTTTAGTAATGGAAAAGCATATAGGAAGATACCTTAAAAAAGAAGAACTGGTGCATCATATGAATGGAGTGAAAGACGACAATAGGATAGAAAACCTCGAACTAGTATCAGACCAAGGCACTCACACCAGGGAGCACTTCGAGCGTTCTCATATCACAGAAATCACTCAAATAGAGATGGAACGTCTCCGCCAAATGGTTATAGATTTAGGCGGTAATCCAGACCAAAATACTGTTGTTGACAAATAGATAACAGAGTTTATACTAAAGAAGTTATTTGCATTTTTAAATAGAAAATATGAAAGAAGAAAAGGCGGTAAAAAAAGTAGCAAAGAAGAAAGTAGTAAAAAAGAAAGCAAAAACTGCTAGTATCTGGCAACAGAAAGCTACAGTACACATAGATCTAGGATGTGGAGAAAATAAGCATCCAGGAGCTATTGGAGTAGACTTCCGCGAAATGCGAGGAGTAGACGTGGTTCAGAACCTTACACAATTCCCTTGGAATAACATTCCTACAGAAATAGCAGATGTAGTGATGTCATCTCACCTTATCGAACACATTAATCCAGACTCACCAGATCCACGCCTTGCTGGGCTTCTAGATTTGCTCCAGGACAGAGGTGTAGTGTCAAAGAAGGACGTTGATACCTATGTGGGTGATTATCGCTTCCTAGGTGGCTTTATTCGCTTCATGGATGAAGTATGGCGAACACTTAAGCCAGGAGGTCAGTTTATCTCTACATTTCCATTTGCAGGAAGCCAAGGTTACTGGCAGGATCCTACACACGTCAACCCAGTGAGTCATGTCACATTGGCTTATTTTGACCCTCTAGCGAAGGATAGTAACGAGAACTACTATAACCTTTACACTATCTACCGTCCTAAGCCTTGGAAGCTCGTTCGTTGTTTCTACGATACAAATGGTTTTGTTGAAGTAGCTATGGAAAAAAGAAAGATTGACCCTAGCTACAAAACGCTTGATGATGGCCTTAAGGATCAAACAATAACTAAGAAAAAATAATATGAAAGAAAAAGCACCTAAGGCTTCTAAAGCAAAGAAAGCAGCACCTAAGAAGAAAAAAGAGCTCTCACCAGCCTTTATCAAGTCAATGCCAGGTTTGGCTAATAACCCAGGTAGATGGACAAACCGCCTGGTTATTTCCACCCCAACCCTTGGAACAGTACGAATGGAGTGGGTACAAGGTCGTTTTGGACAGACTATCCCTACAAACTTCAGTTTGGTAGATGTTCATCAGTTTATGAGCACTTATGCTCCAATTGGCTATCAATTGGCTGATGCAGAGAACCTGACAGCAAAAGTAGTGGTAGAAGGAGACTTCGATTGGTTCCTTTCATGGGAAGACGATAATATCCCACCACTAGACGCCCTAGTGAAGATAAACGAGTATATCATCAAGAATGATACACCTATTGTTTCAGGGCTATATTTCACAAAATCAGTCCCACCAGAGCCTATTTTGTATAGAGGGCATGGAACTGGTTATTATGCCGATTGGAAACTCGGAGATAAAGTATGGGTAGATGGAGTTCCATTTGGTTTCAATTTGATCCATGGAAGCATTATCAAGGCTTTGTGGAAGGAATCACCAGAATACGTAGTGAATGGTACCGTTACCCGTAGAGTCTTTGAAGCTCCATCTGAGAGCTATATTGACCCTGAAACTGGTGGCTGGATGAATTCATCTGGTACTTCTGACCTAGCATGGTGCAAACGCCTAATGAAGGATAAGATATTTGAAAAAGCAGGATGGCCTGAGTTCCAGAAGAAGGAGTTCCCATTCTTGGTCGACACCAATATCTTCGTGAAGCACATTGATAGAAATACAGGTGTTATTTACCCTACACAGCTTCCAGAAGCTTTCCTACAGGGTAAAATCACTTGGCAAGAGGCATTGCGTATATTAACCGCTTAAAATAACACAAGCATATGGAATCATTAACAAATCCAGTAGAAGAGAAGAAGTTCTTTATTGACGGTGTAGAAGTAACAAAAGAAGAATCAGCTGTAGTGACACCCCCAGAAGATGCTATTGATTTAACTCCTGAAGAGTTGGCAGATATGACGTCTCATACTATTACTCAGGAAGACATTGATAATAATCCTGGGATTGGAGATGATCTTGAGGTAGGAGACGAAGTTTTCCTTCCGCAAGTAGATTTTGGAGCTGATGCACCATCAGACGCTGCTCCTGAAGCTTCAAACTGAAAGAATAGTATTAAAAAGTTGTTTAATAAATAGCTCATTTTAAGCAAAAAAGCACTCCAATAAGGGGTGTTTTTTGCTTTATCTAAAAACAAAAAGTATGTGGGTACTTTGATACTATTAATTCCAATGATCATAAATACCTATATAATATGCTTTTATTAACAAGTACAAGTGATAAAATTCAGTTAATAACTGGATCTGCAGTGGATACAGATATCCATATTTCTTGGGTAGATAATGCTTCTGGAACTATCACACCAGGGCGAACAAATACAGAAACTACTACTGCAACTACAACTGATATACTTGGTTCTCCTGGTGCGAGTACTCAAAGAACTGTTAAAGCTCTTATAGTGAGAAATACTCATGCTTCATCACAGAATACAGTAACTATTCAACATTATGATGGAACACTAACAATTATCTTGTTTAGTTGTACTCTAGCTGCTGGAGAATCTATCGTATACGCTAGTGAGACTGGATTTATTAGATTATCATCTGGTGGAGTGCCGATAGTTGGGGCTAATACTGGAGCTGCTGATGTTCAGGTATTTACTACTGCTGGAGCAAACACATGGACAAAGCCAACTAGCTTTACGCCTAAAGTTGTTATTGTAGAACTTATTGGTGCTGGTGGTGGAGGAGGAGCTGGAGCTTCTCTTGCAACTGCTGTTGTAGCTAAAGGTGGCGGTGGTGGTGGAGGTGGCTCTTGGGTTCGTGGTATTTTCCAGGCCTCTGATTTAGGAGCAACTGAAACTGTAACTCTTGGAACTGGCGGAAATGCTGGTGCTAAGGGTGTTGCTGGAGCTGCTGGTGGAGATGGTGGTATTGGAGGAACTTCTACATTTGGAGCCTTGCTTACTGT